AGGTCGCACAATTAGAGCTGCGGTTGCACTTGAAAATGCATCAGAAGCATTTGCTAAAGAGCCAGTACCAATGATGGTTCTAAAGTCAAACGGAACAAATCTTACAAGCGAGCGTATTGGCAAATTGCTTGAAGCCTGGCGCGTTGCCCGCACAACTCGATCAACTGCATTTCTTAATGCTGATGTTGAATTGCAGGCAATGGGAATTGATCCAAACAAACTGCAACTAAATGAAGCACGTCAGTATGTAGCGTTAGAATTATGTCGCGCTATTGGCTTGCCTGCTTACTTTGCGAGTGCTGAAACAACATCGATGACATACTCCAACGCTACGGCGGAACGTCGAAGCCTTATCGATTTTGGTGGTCGTAATTTACTTTTGGCAATTGAACAAAGATTGTCAATGCCGGATTTCGTCGGTCAAGGAAATGAAATCCGTTACTCACTAGACGAATACCTGCGCGGTAATCCATTGGAGCGCGCACAGGTTTACGAAATCCTGAATCGTATTGGTGCAATGAGCATCGAGGAGATTCGCGAGGAAGAGGACTTAATCGACTCATGAAAATAACAATGCCGGTATCAATTACTGCATCAGATGCTGAATCACGCATCATTGCAGGTCGAATTGTGCAATGGGACGCAGAAGGTAACACCTCAGCGGGTCGCACAAAGTTTTTGCCTAACTCAATTAATTTCGGCAAGAACACAAAATTAGTTTTAGAACACAACCGCACCAAGCCACTAGGCAAGTTAGTCGAATGGTCACAAGATGATTCAGGTATTACTGCATCATTTAAGATCGCTAAGACAACTGCTGGCAATGACGCATTAGAGGAAGCAGCAACAGGGCTTCGTTCAGATTTTAGCGTTGGTGTTGAAGTTGATGCATGGGAAAACAAGGATGGCGTTATGGCTATCTCTGCATCTAACTTAATCGAAGTTTCACTTGTAACTGACGGAGCGATCCCCGGTTCAGAAGTGGAAAAGGTCGCAGCAGCTGAACCGCAAGGTCAAGCAGCAAGCGAATCAAACCCGGAACCTCAGATCGAGGAACCTAAGACAGAAGGAGACGACCTAGTGTCAGAAACCGTTTCAGAGGCAGTATCAACCGAGACGGTTGAAGCTGCTAAGGCTGAAGTTAAGGCGACATCACATCCGCTTAACTCACAGCGCGTTCGTACACCTATCATCTCAGCAGGCTCATACCTAGAGCACTCAGTTCGCGCAGCAATGGGCGACGAGACATCTAAGTTGTATGTTGCTGCTGCTTCAGATACAACAACAACTGAGGTTGCTGGTCTTGTACCAACACCACAGCTCACAACAATTTGGGATCCAAAGACAACAAACATTCGTCCTGCAATTTCAGCAGTTCGCAATGCTGTACTTCCTGCTGCCGGAATGACCTTCGAAATTCCGCGTGTAAAAACTGCCCCAACGGTTGCCGCTGCAGCTGAGAAGGGTGCATTCTCAGACACACAGACAGAGATCGAATACGTCTCATGCTCAGTTGCTAAATACGCAGGAATGCAGAAGTTTGATGTCGAAGTTCTAGATCGTACATCACCAGCATTCTTTGACGAGTTGGTTCGCCTCATGGCTAACGCATACGCAAAGGCAACAGATACAGCAATGGTTACAGCACTACAGGCTGGAACACTTGACTCAACAGTAATCACACTTCCATTTGATGGAGATGAGTTTGCTGGTTACATCTCACGCGGTGCTGCATCTATCTACAACGCAACAAAGCGCTTCCCAACTGGAATCATTGTTACTCCAGATCAATGGGCTGCTTTGATCGCTTTGACAGATTCATCAAAGCGTCCTCTATTCCAGGTTGCTGGAACATCAACAAACGGTCTTGGCGTAGTAGAGCCAGGAAACGCAGTTGGTTCAGTAATGGGACTTCCTGTATTTGTAGATCCATACATCTCAGGTACAGGCGACGATTCAATCATCATGGTAAACCGCGAAGCGTTTACATGGTACGAAGGCGCAGGACCACTACAACTCCGTACAAACATTGTTGGTACAGGTCAGGTTGAAGTTGGTTACTACGGCTATGGCTCAGCAGTTACTTTGACTGCTGGCGGTGCGTTCACACTAAATCAGAGCGCATAAGCAAAACACTTAATCATGCCCCGGGGGTTGCTCCCGATCTCCGGGGCAGTCGTTTAGAGAGGACGAGATGCCAAGTATTATCACAGCTGCACAGTTGAGAAGTGTGCTTGGAGTCTCGTCCGCTCTTTACAACGATGCTTATCTCGATGACATTATCGACACATCTGAGGCAGTTATCTTGCCTTTACTTACAACTTTTGCAGCACCAGTTGCCAAGGTTTCGCTGACTGATAATGTCGCAACCTTTACAACAGTAGGAATCCATGAGTTCACAGAAGGGCAATCAGTTGTCATTGCCGGATGCGGGACACCATTTAACGGCACTCGAACAGTCAATGCTGATGTCGATGCATACACATTTACAGCAAACATCACTAATGCCGATGTCCTTGAACGCAATGTCATCCCTAGCGGATCCGCAACACTTACAGGCGCTTCAACTTATGTTGGAGTCTCAGCGGTGGAATCAGCGATCATTGTAGTTTCAGTTGAAGTATTCCAATCTCGCACAGCACCCGGCGGACAGATTGAAGGTGTGGACTTTGCTCCATCGCCTTATCGCATGGGACGCAGCTTATTTAATCGCGTAGTTGGTCTTTTAGGACCATACATCGATGTTGAAACTATGGCTCAGTAATGCCGAGCACTATTCTTTCAGCAGTTCGTACTCCTCTTGCCACAGCACTATCTGGAGTTGCAGCAAACGTATTCAGTTACGTCCCTGAGCAGATCCCGGCACCTGCTGTTGTTGTCGTTCCGGATTCTCCGTACATGGAGTTTGAGACAATTGGCAAGAGCACCTTTCGATGCAAGTTGAATTACACAATTACTTGCTGCGTTGCCTACAATAGCAACCCGGCAAGTCTTGATAACATAGAGCAGCTCATCACAAGTGTTGTGGCGGTCATACCGGCTGGATACGATGTCCAAGTAGTTGATCGACCAACAGTAACAACAGTAGGCGCTAGTAATTTGCTAGTCGCAGATATAAGGGTGTCCACTTGGTACACCCAGACAGCATAAGGAGAAATCATGCCAACAACCGTAATTACGGGGCGCGACCTCACTCTAACCATCGCGACAACAGCGTACGATGCGCAGACGACTAGCGTCACACTAGTAAACAGCCCGACAATCGACGTCTATCAGACACTCGATGGCAAGGCATACAAGCACACAGATGATCAATGGACTCTGAATGTAGAGTTACTTGCTGACTGGGGTGCAACATCATCACTATTCGAAGCAATGTGGCTCGCAGCTGATGCGAATCCAAACACAACTCTTGCAGTATCTCTAACGGCAGTTACAGGCGCAGTCTTTGCTTGTAACGTATTGCCTGTTTACCCAACAGTCGGTGGCGGTGCTCCAGGAGCACAGACAGATACTTGGGCGCTAACAGTCGTTGGAACACCAGCAGACACATTCAGTTAAAATCTAACAATCGGGAGCACAGATGAAACTACCAATAACAATTACATACAACGCAGGCGACTCCGCAACTTATGTTGCTCAGCCTCCTGAGTGGGCGAAGTGGGAGAAGGCAACTGGCAACACGATCTCTCAGGCTAATGACAAGATTGGCATCTGGGATCTTATGTTTTTGGCTTATCATGCTTACAAGCGAGAAAACGCTGGAAAGCCTGTTAAGTCTTACGACATCTGGTCTGAAACCGTTGCTGATGTAACAGTCGGAGACGATAGCCCAAAAGCCACAAGCCCGGAAGCGTAGGCAGGATCCTCGTATCTATAGCAATAGAGACTGGGATACCAATGCAATACTGGGATGATGCAGACGATGTTTTAACCGCGATAGAGATTTTGAAGGAGCGATCGGATGGCAGATGAAGTCAAGATCGCTTATGACAAATCAGATTTACGCGGTATTACCAGGGCTTTCAAGGCTATGGACGATCAAGCCATCGAAGCTGCTAAGGCGGAAAGTTCTAATCTTGCTGAGTATGCTGCTGGACAAATTAAGATCGCAGCAGCGACTCGTACGGTTTCAGGTACTGCTGCTCGCCGTATTGCAGATGGAGTTAAGGTAAGCAAAACTTCAAAGATTGGTGAGTTCAGTTACGGCTTTGCTCGTCAGAAGTTTAGCGGTGGCGGTTCAACTCTTGACCTACTTTACGGCATGGAGTTTGGATCTAACAGATTTAAGCAGTTCCCAAGGCGTACGCCTAACAAGGGCAGAGGTAACTCCGGTTACTTTATCTACCCGACATTGCGACAGATCCAACCGGATTTAGTTCGTAAGTGGGAGGAAGCATTTAGCAACATTTTGAAGGAGTGGGATTAATGGCAGGTAATAGAACCCTTAAACTCTCGATCCTTGCTGATGTTGATGATCTCAATAAGAAGTTAAAAGCAGC